GTGGTCATCGTTGGATATTAAAACGTTGAAGCAAATGGAGCCAGCGATTGCAGAAAAGTATTCGAAGCAGGTGACAAACCGTACCTTGCTTTTGAAGGGTGAACGATGGTAGACCATCATCGTTTCAAAGACACATCAAACAAACTAACGAAGGAGAAAGAAATGGAAACATCACAGCAGTTAGCCGACATCCTCACCAAGTATGCGGTACCAGATAAAAACATTGTGGGCAAACTCCCACGTGGCGGCACACAACTAGATTTCGTAGGTCATGCCGACATCACTAAAATCCTTATCGAGATTGACCCGTTGTGGTCATGGCAACCATGTGGTTGGGAGAATGGTCGACCAGCAATCACCGTTGTAAACGGTATGGCAGTGATGTGGGGCATCCTCACAGTGCACGGCAAAGACATGATTGGTGTTGGCACAGTCAAACATGACAAGGCTGACGTAGATAAAGAACTCATCGGAGATTTCCTACGTAACTCCGCAATGCGTTTCGGTATCTGTCTGTCGTTGTGGACGAAACAAGAATGGGATGACACATCGAAGCCTGCATCTATCCCTGTGCAGAAATCACCGAAGGCACCAGTGGTAGAGAAGCCAACTGCACCAGTGGAACCAGCAGAAGATTCTGCTCTGACACAGCAACAGGTGAAACAGTTTGTTGATGCGTGCGACAAGGTTAATTTAGACCCTGCGATTGTTGCATCGAAAGCAAAGTTGAACTGGGAAGGACAAATCTTGCAGTCACAACTACCGTTGTTGCGTGATGCGTTCACCAGCCTGCGAGGTGGTAACTAATGGCGGCTTCACGTACCGTAGACCCGTCAGGTAAGTACCGTTCCACTGCGATGGTGTCGCTCAGGTTGACCACCATCCAGATGGAAAACATTGCTGAACTGTGCAAAGAACGTGGCATTGGTAGAAGCAAACTGTTCCGTCAACTACTGGCAGAGGAGTGGGCACGTGTCGAAGGAACGCGCTAAAGGAACCAGTTTCGAAACCTTTGTAGTTAACTATCTAAAAAACTTTTATCCTCATGCGGAACGCCGCACGTTGCATGGAACTTTAGATAAGGGTGACATCACAGGGTGCGACCCGCGTCTGGTGTTCGAGTGCAAGAACCATAAGACATTAAACTTTTCGGGGTGGTTGCATGAGGCTGAGGTGGAACGCATCAACGCTGGTGCAGAGATGGGGATTGTGGTTGCTAAGCGCCGCAGTTACGGTAATCCTGCTGACCAGTATGCGGTCATAAGACTCGAAGAACTTTTACTACTACTGAAGAAAGCAGGATACTGATGAGCGACAGCGAACTGAACGAAGCATACGACTTGATAACCAAGTTTGATGACGAGATTGTTTTGTGGAAAGACATTGCCACAGACCTTTACGAAGCATGGCTTGAACCAACAGGTGATGAGGCTCCTATGCACAGAGCATTGAAGCGCTATCAAGATGCTATGCGTGATGACAGTTGAACGCACCGAAGGATATGTACCATCGCATGACATTAAACAGTTTGACTTCACAAAAGATTTAGCGTTCGGACATGAAGGCGAAGAACTTGTTAGACAGTTTCTTTCTGATTTAAGTGGCGGCTCATTCGAAGTAAAGTATGACCGTTACCGCAACGGACGTATGTTCGTAGAGTTCGAACAAAACCCACGCAACACAGGGTGGAAAGCGTCAGGGATTGCTGTAAGTAAAGCGAAATGGTGGGTGTATTTGTTTGCACCATCAGCATTTGTTATAATAGAAACCAGCAGATTACGCCGCTACATCAAAGCCAATCACACTGTTCTACCAGTACGCATTGCGGCGCAACACTCCGACAACCCAGCGAAAGGTTTCCTCATATACCCAGAACAACTGAAGGAGTTGCTTACAGTATCCACCTACGATTAGGAGAAACAATGTTAAAACGTGCAAGCACAATACTCATAGGATTCATGTTTATAGGGGCATCAGCAGTAATGGCGGAAGCGCCAGCCGAAGGGAACCCATCGTCGACCGCGAACATTCGCAACATCAGGGAACACATCCCCACCCCACCAATACCAGACACAGCGTTATCACCACAGTGGTGGGCTTTGGCACGGGAAGTCGGTTGGGCTGAAGAAGATTTAGAAACATTGGACTACGTGATTTACAGAGAGAGCAGAGGGGACAGCACAGCATGGAACAAACAAGACCCCAATGGGGGGAGCCGTTGCTTGGTTCAGGTCAATGGTTCATGGACTGGATGGTTGAGACGGCAGAACATTCTGTTGAAACCATCCGACCTATTCATCCCACGAATCTGTCTCACAGCAGGGCTTGCCATCCATCAGTATGGGATGGACAGATACGGGTGGGGTTGGGGACCGTGGGCTATACCCGCCCCCTGATATAGTCAAACCATGAAGGGAAGTACCAAGACAGAATGGCTTTGCGACCAATGCGGCATGACTCTTTACACGTATGTGCGTGTTCTTGAACCACCAACGCATAGATGTACGAAACGTTCCAACAACAGCAATGCAACAAACATATTTCCACTAAAAGAAAGAAGCAAATAATGAACAACATAACTATCATCGGCAATGCAGGCAAACCCATCGAACTGAAATACAGTGCAGGTGGGGTAGCGGTAGGTAACTTCACTGTTGCCACAACATCAGGCAAAGATGACAAGAAACAAACCACATGGCACAACGTCACCGTCTTCGGACAGATGGCAGAGCACGCGGCAGCATCCATCGAGAAGGGTTCACGTGTCCTAGTGATGGGCAAACTGGACATCTCTTCCTATGAAAAGGATGGCACGAAAGTTTGGACAACGAAAATCTTGGCTGACGAAGTGGGTTTGACAATGCGTTTCAACGCCGTGTTCGCTGACAAAACAGAGCAGAACATGAAGCAAGTAACACAGAAGTTGGGTGGGCTACCGTTCCTCGGCGACGAAGAAGCGTTCTGATGGAACTCGTATCGTTCGACTTCGAGACATGGCTAGAGATAGGCATACGTGCAGGCTATGTATCTCCGCCAGTGTGCACCACACATGACGGGATACCTATGTCCATCACAGAAGAAGCAGAGTTCGAGGATGGCTCTGACCCTTGCATCCATATGATGCGATGCTACGAATCACAAGAACACAAAGAAGCAATCGAATCAAACTATTCACCAGCATTATGGAGGAACCCTTTCAATGACAACATCAACTGATGGCGCAGAAATACTTTTAGAAGCACACAACCTCATCACAGGCGACCGCCACGATGAATACGCACACCCGTTAGAGGACTACACACAAACCCGTGACATCTTCGAAGCAGTAACAGGCGTACATCTCACTGTTGAGCAAGCAATTATGTTTATGGTTTCTGTGAAACTGTCACGTCTCAGGACAGCACAGGAAGCAGGACGCTGGTCACATGACAGTCTCGTTGATGCGGCAGGGTACTTGGGATGTTTCGCTATGGTACGCGAAGCACAGTGGAACAGATGACCAGTCTCGGCAGACGCAACAACCCTTGCGCATGTCGCACACCGATACCAACACCCCCGTTTTGTGGGGAAAGAGGAGTGGAAGATGACGACTGAACTGACACAAGAACTACGCCAACAGATAGCAGAGTTGGAACTTATCATTGAACAGTTGAAGGGTGAACTACTCGCAACGATGCGCGAGTTACATCATGGGTGAGCATGTTCGTGTTGAACGCACCGATTTGACAGCAGACATTTCTTTTGATAAACCTATGGGCATCTGCCCGCATTGCGGAACAATCAAAAATGCGGTAACGATATGGACAGACTTTGAGATAGAAGGATGCCCGTGCATGTGTCATTACCATAAAAAACTTTATGCAAACGAACAACCTCGAAGGGGAAAACGAAAATGAAACTACAATATCTGGGCTGGTATGACGAAGCAGCGTGTCGTAGCATGGATGGTGACATCTTTTTCCCTGAAGTTCCTATCGGTGTGAACCATGCAGGGCTGTTCGATGAAGCGAAGAAGGTTTGTGGTAGGTGTTCTGTTCGTGCGAAATGTTTAGAGTTTGCTATGGAAGCAGAGCAGAATGAGATACGTAGGTACGGTATGTTTGGTGGTTTGACTCCGCGTCAGCGTGACGCACGGGCTGGTCGGAGATAGCGAAAAGCCCCACTCAACGCAAGGGAAGGGGAAACCTTTGCGGAATGGGGCAGTTCACTTTCTAGGTTAGCAGATTAGTTTTCGGTTTGCTTGATGGGTTCCCCTGTGAACTCTCGGAACAGTTCTGTTTGTGCCATAACGTAGCGGGCTGTGGCTTCGCTGTGAAACCTGCGTGCTTTGTGTGGCAGTGTTGTCCAACGGTTATCTGAGGTTCGGCTGGTGTTCACCAGTTTGCCTGTCCAGTATTGGGTGAAGGTGTGCTGGTGTTTGCCTATCTTGATTACCGTCCAATCATATGCTGGTTCGATGGGTTTGTAGGGTTTCGCTTTGTGTACCGTGCGATAGATGTCGTTGATGATTTCTATTGACGGTCTGTGTGCTAACCATTGGGTGAACCTGTTGCTCATGCTTTCGGTTTGTTCAGGTGGAAGATGGCGGTGTTCAAGTCCCAACAGTTTTGTTCTTCACCTTCAACGAACTTGCCGTCACCTAGATACCCGTTCAACCACGTCCCCGACAACCAGTTGAAGATAGTCCCGTGCGGGAATACATCTTCTTCTAGGTCTGCGTTGTGATACCACTTTCCTAGTTCGGTGTCGTAGGTGACAACGAAGTGGTGCAGGGTAGCACGCTCTTTGGATGGTGGTGTGTCTGCTAATGGATAGATTTTCATTTGTTGTTCTCCCTTGTTGGGTGGTTTCTCATTGACTGTTGGCGCTGTAGTTTTTTGTCGTTGCGTACTGTTGCTAGTGCGTATCCGACTGCGAACCACACCGCCACTGTTAGATAGGTCATTGTGCTGACTCCTCTGTTTGTTCTTTAGCGTATGTAACTATCCAACCCCACTGGTCTGACTGGTTGTCGTTATCCCAAATGTCAATGCACTTATCCCATTGGTCTTCGGTGAGTTCGGTTTCCAGTAACTCCTCTACCCCTTCTTTAGTCCACAATGTGACACATACTTTCTCGTCGTGTGGCATTTCTTGTAAGTGTTCGATGATGTATTTGACCTTGCTCATTCTTCTGTCTCCAATGCTTCTGCTTCGTAGGCGTCTCTGCCCATATCCATACCGTAAAGGTCTTCAAGTTGGGCAGTAGCGTTTGCTATTGCTTGGTCTTCTTCGCTTGCCGATATGTAAGTGGTCAGTGTGAAGTAATCACCAACAAACTGAACTTGCCATTGGGTCTCGGTCACGGTGCTCATTGTGCTACCGCCTGTTTCATGCCCTGTTCAATCAACCACTGCGCCTGATTCAACTGCTCTAACATGGCGATAGTTTGCATTGGTGCTAACTCTCCTGTTTTGATTCCTTCGGACAGTAGAAAACGTAAGTCCTCAAACTGGCGTACGATTTCTCCTCTGATAGTTTCCGTTGTCATTGCTGTTCTCCTTTGTATGTTGCTTCCAGTGTTCGCTCATCCCATGCGATGATGTGTGCATCGTTTGATGTGGTGATGTAATCCATCGCACACACCCCGTCATGGTTGTCGCTGTATGTTTCTATTGCTATGACTAGTGTTATTTCTATTAGTTTTGTTGTTGCTAATGCTTTCATTGCTGTACCCTTTCTGCTTGTTGTTTGTGTTGTCTAACCTTGCAGGCATGTTGTACCCAGTACTCGCTTATCGGGTCGCCCCTCATTGCTTTGGCGTGACGCTCCGCACGTTTCGCTTCCGCTTCATACGCTTTCAATATCGCAACCATGTTCAGTTGCTTTGTGCGTGCCATTAGTAGCCCCTCACCTTCTGCTCTAGTTCGTTGATGAGAGTCTGCTGTGCAAGCACCTCTAACTTCAACTCCTCTACCTTTTCCTGCGCCCTCTCTAAATCCATTTCGACATAGTATTTTTCGGTGTTCATCATCTCCCAATGAAACGGGGCGTCTTGTTCTGCTATCCTGCATACCTCGGCGATAACAAGGTTGGCTAGTTCTATCTGCTTCGCTGTGGCTGGCGCTGACATGAAACTAAAAGAGTGGCGGTTTGCTTCGCCGACCCATTCCCCGTTAGCGTTCTTGCAGGCGTGCCCTGCGTGCATCTCACGCTCGCCACCATTGAGAACCAGTGTGCCCTCTACTCGTAGCCTGTCCGTAGTGCTCATTGTGTGCACCCTGACTGTGCCCTTCGCTTTCGGTGATGACACCTCTACGATTAGGTGTTGGCGTTTGTCGTAACCGTTCAACCTATCTGTGCCTGTAATTGTTGCTTTCATTTCTGTTTCCCTTCGTTGTTGTTTGTATCTTGTTCTAGTTTTTCTGTGACCCAATTGACGCATCGTGTGTGCCATTCAAGCGCATCTTCATATAACGCAAGACTGTCGAAGTCGCTTTCGTTTAGGTAGTCAATTAGACCAAGTATGTCGTTCCGTGTTGCTTTCATTGCTGTTCCCCTTCGTTGTTGTTGTGTCTAACTGTACTACGGATATTATGTGATGTCAAGGACTAACTTGCTATCGTGGGTGGGCGGGACTCGAACCCGCCTGTCTGCCAGTCACCCGACTTACTTGTTACCCGCTGGTAACTTCATGACCTCACTTTCATACTGTCCGCCTGATGCCACTGCTCACCCTCACCCATCACGGGCTTCACCTTGTAATCAAGGTTGCCGTACCGCTGGCGGGCATCCATAATTTCTACCTCGAACCATAGACTCGTCCCCGATACTCTCAGCAGGGCAGTCTTGCCGATGTTCTGTGCCAGTTCTTGCGCTGTGCTCATTGGTAGCCTGTTTTCTTCGCTGTTTCTAAGAACTCTTCCATGTTCTTTGTGGCTTCTTCTAATTCTTCGGTCAGTCTCCGCAATGTTTCCATGTAGCGGACATTCTCCCAAGTTGTCTTGCTTTCGTTCATTTCTGCCCCTTTTCTAGTTTGCCTATGTAATACCCTGTCATCACTAGCCCAATACAGGCTAGACCGACAATGAACTCTCTGTATTCTGCTAACAGTCTCATGCTTTCCCTTTCGTTTGTTGGTTTACTGTCGTCCCCTAGTAGGTCATGAACCTGTGCCGACTGTATCGGACTAGGGGCAATTGCTTTAGATTTCGTACTCTGTCAGAGTCTCCCATCGTGCGCCCTCATGTTCTAAGCATTGCACGGCAATATAGGAGAGTGTCCCAATGGCGTCATGTTCTCGCCCTAACATTCTGTTGTTCCAATGTTCCGCCAATTCTTCGGCTAGTTGTCGGTCAAGTGTCACCCGTTGCGATGCGATAGACACAATGCCGTCCTCATTGGTGTTGCCTATTAGTGTTCTGTAGGTCATTGGTTGCCCTTCTTTAGTTGGTCACGCTCTGCCATATGTTGCGCCACTAACGATATGACCGCTTTTGCTTGCGCTGTTTGTAGTTTTGCTAACTCCTTTTCGTGGCGCTCTTTCATCTCCCACCATTGGAAGTATCTTTTTGATTTTTCGGTGAGTGCATCTTCTACACCTTCCCATTCTTCTCTCATGCTTTCCCCTGTCTGTTGTTGTTGGTTTCTGCCCGTTGGGGCATTGTCCCTAGTGCTCATTGAAGAGCCACGCCCAAGGCGCTAGGGGTATTTGCTAGGACTCGATACCGCAAGCCTCTAGGAATAGGTCACGCTTAAAATTGGCGTTGTCTCTCTTCATAATGTTTGCGAGTTCTTCTGCCAAGTCTGCCAGAGCACCCTTGCCCTCTCCTACGCAATCCTCACGAATAATCTTGATAGCCTCTGCTATCTCTTTATAGTGTTTCCTTGTCATTGTGTCCCCTTATTGGTAGTAGTTGTGCTTATCCCTTACAAATACAACTCTAGCGCATAGGTGATACAAATGCAAGTCAATCGAGAAAAAATCTTTATGACATTCGTCACACCCCGAACACATGACCACACATCACGCCAACAGATAGACATAGGTGAACCATCACACAAACAGATAGCCCATAGGCGACCTCTCGCCATGCAAACTAAAGTTAGCACTATGCGTCTTTTTGTTTGCAGTATCGGGTATGTTACTGGCTGGTAGGTTACTGTTGGGTAGGTTGCGGGACGGAATGTTACTGTACGGTAG